AGATGTTCATTGGGGGCGGATAATGGGGAACCGGTTTGCTAGTGGCAAGAACTCGATTGCCGAGTGCGACCGGTGCGGCTTCAGGTACAAACTTACGGCTCTTAAAAAGCTGGTTGTCAAGACAAAAGTCTATGACTTAAAAGTTTGTCCTCAGTGCTGGGAGCCTGATCAGCCGCAGTTGCAGTTGGGTATGTACCCAGTGGATGACCCACAAGGGGTGCGTGATCCGCGTCCTGATCTGAGTTATCAAGTCTCCGGCTTGCTGGAGGATGGTTTTAACGGGGGTGGTAGTCGAATCTTCCAGTGGGGCTGGAACCCTGTTGGTGGAGCAAGCGGGTTTGACACTCTTTTAACACCAAATAACTTGGTTTTGGTGGTAGAAATTGGTACAGTAACGGTAAGCGTAACTTAGGAGTTAATCATGGACAAGAAAGATTTAAAACAGGACAAAAAGATGATTGCTGGTGCGGTGCACAAGCATGAGAAAAAGCTTCATCCAGGCAAGCCTATGACAAAGCTAGCCAAAGGCGGCAAGACCAACGAGATGATGATGAGTATGGGCCGTAACATGGCTAAAGTTGCAAATCAGCGAGGCAAATAATGGCTAAATTCAGCATGAAACAAGACGGTAAAGAAGTTGGCGGCGCCAGCGTCTATGCACAACCACACACTATGGACGGCAAGGCGTTGAAAATCTCCTCAACTCCCGGTGTTATGCCAAACCGCAGCAAAGCCGACACGGTCAACATGAGCGTTGGCAACATAAGCAAAGCTGCTGGCGATGAGCAAGTCAAAACCAGCGGCATTAAAGTTCGTGGCACTGGCGCGGCTACTAAAGGTCTGATGGCAAGAGGCCCAATGGCATGAATTACACCGAACTCAGTAACGCTATTCAAGCGTATACAGAGAACACGGAGACTAGCTTTGTGGCGGAGATTCCTGTCTTTGTGGAGCAGGCTGAGCAACGTATTTATAACTCGGTGCAGTTCCCCTCGATTCGTAAGAACGTAACAAGCACCGTTGCGATAAACACAAAATACTTGGACTGCCCTCTTGACTTCTTAGCCGTGTATTCTATGGCGGTCATTGACAGTAACGGTAACTACGAATACTTGCTTAACAAGGACGTTAACTTTATCCGTCAGGCGTATCCAAACCCTACAACAGATGTAGGCATCCCCAAGTACTACGCACTGTTTGGCCCAACGGTATTAAATAATGTAATTTACGACGAACTCTCGTTCATATTAGGGCCAACAGCCGATGCGAGTTACGGCGTTGAGTTGCACTATTACTACTACCCCGAGTCAATTGTGCAAAGCCCTGTTGCTGTTTTGGGCGCAATTACTGGCGGCAGCGCATATACGGCGGGTACTTATTTTAATGTGCCCTTGACTGGTGGTACAGGTAGCGGGGCGTTAGCAACGGTTACTGTTTCTGGCGGCGCGGTAACGGCGGTAACTATTACGAATGGCGGCTTGAACTATACGGCTGGCGGGTCTTTATCTGCCGCCGCTACAAATATTGGCGGAACAGGTTCTGGGTTTTCTGTGCTAATTAGCACTGTAACTAACTCTGATGGGCGATCATGGCTGGGGGACAACTTTGACACGGTGCTGTTGTACGCATCTTTGGTTGAGGCTTATACCTACATGAAAGGTGAAGCCGACATAATGGCTTTATATAACGGAAAATACACGGAAGCTCTTGCGTTAGCCAAGCGTTTGGGTGATGGTATGGAGCGTCAAGACGCTTATCGTTCTGGTCAATTTAGACAGGCGGTGACCTGATGGCGTTTACCGGCAACTTCTCCTGCAATGTCTTTAAGACCGGGCTAATGAACGGCACGTTCAACTTTACTTCAGGGACGTTCTATATTGCACTCTATACCAATGACGCCACGCTTGATGCGTCTACCACGGCTTATACGGCTACGGGCGAGGTTGTGGCTTCTGGGTACACGGCTGGTGGATTGGCACTCACAATTGCGCAGGCTCCCACGGTAGGCAACTCAGGCAGCACCGCTTATATCTCATTTGACAACGCGGCTTGGACTTCAGCATTAACCGCTCGCGGTGCTTTGATTTATCAAAGTGGCGGCGGAAACCCCGCAGTTTGCGTGCTTGATTTTGGCGCAGATAAGACTTCAACTGCAACATTCACGGTACAGTTCCCCGCTGTATCAAACACTTCAGCAATCATAAGGATAGCGTAATGGCACTTGTAAATACAACCAAAGGCGAAATGGATGACTCCTTGCTTGTAAAGCAAGAAGGTTCATTGGATAATGATAACGAAACAACCACATGGGTGGAGTATTGGTTGGACGGCGAGTTGGTGCATCGATCAGCTCATGTCGCTTTAAAGCAAGCACCCCTCATTGCTGTTGAAGCAGCATCTCTTACATAAGGAAACATCATGGCAAATACCCAAGCAATGTGCACTTCGTTTCTAGGCGAAATTCTCACTGCCACACACAATTTTGGAACTGCTCCTCTTCGCGCAGTTACAACTCCCGACGTTTTTAAAGCAGCTTTGTATCTAACATCGGCAACAGTAAATGCTTCGACAACTGCATATTCTGCTAGTAATGAAGTGTCGGGTACAGGCTATACCGCTGGTGGCGTAACGATTACAGGCTCTCCTGCATGGAATGCTCCAACTGCCACTAATACCTCTACAACCGCTGGCACTGCATTTACAACACCTACGGCTTCAATCACGTACACAACTGTGACTTTGACAACGGCGTTTGACTCAGTGTTGATTTATAACTCTACTCAGAGTAATAAGTCTGTCAGCGTACACACCTTCGGTTCTCAAACAATTACCGCTGGTACATTTACATTGACTATGCCTGCTAATACCACTGCTGCTGCGTTGTTGCGTATTGCTACAACCTAAAAATAGTGTATGGCTAACGCATGGGGTTCCGAAGCATGGGGCGACGGCAGATGGGGCACCAATGACTTTGATTTGGCGCTCACGGGGGTCGGCGCAACAGGTTTAGTTGGATTCGGCTGGGGCCAAGGGGCTTGGGGTGATAATCCGTGGGGTGGCTCTAGTTTAGGATTTACTGAGGAATATAGCGGCGCGGGAGTTAGCGCCACTGGCGCTGTAGGTAGTGTCACTGTTGCTGATCGTCTTATTGCTATAACAGGTGTTAGCGCTTCTGGCGCAGTGGGCACAGTAGTTAGCATAAATGTTATGGCGCTAACAGGCGTTGGGAGTGTGGGTAGTGTAGGTACGGTTGCGGTTATAAGCACTCTTGGTTTAACGGGCAATGAGGCTTTTGGTCAAGCAAGCCAAGTTATTGTGCCGGTAAACTCCAACCAAGCGTTGGCTTTTGTTGGGACTTTAGCCAATGTAACAACCGTAGAATTGACCGGCATATCTGCTTCAGGCGCTTTAGGGACTATGGGGTTGATTAGGACGCATAGTTTGACAGGTAATTCGGCAAGAGGCAGTGCTGGAGATGTGGTAGCTGTTTACTGGAAATTAATTGATGACAACCAGTCAACAATTTGGCAAAATATAAACACTTCGTAAGGAACGGACATGGCAGCAACAACAACTCTTTTGAGCTTGGTCACCCCCACACAGGGTACGCTCTCTGGTACGTGGGGCGACACAGTCAATTACGGTATTACCGATTACCTTGACATTGCCATTGCGGGTACATTGTCCTTTGCGGGGGACGGCGCTATCACACTGGCAAACACCACAGGCAGCGCGTCAGGAAACGCAATAACTACTACAACAGCCCAGTATATGGTGATTCGTATCACCGGCACACAAACGGTTACCAAAGTTATCACAGGCCCAAGCTACAGCAAACTGTACATGGTGGATCACGCAGGCGCTACCAGCGCGGTAACATTCAAAGCTGCTGGTCAAACAGGTGTTTCTGTCGCTGTTGGCGAGAAGTGTTTTGTGTACTACAACGGCACTGACTATGTAAAGGTTGCTACCAGCACGGCTGGCACAGTAACAAGTGCAAGCGTAGTATCCGCCAACGGCTTTGCAGGTACAGTTGCAACCGCAACGACAACACCTGCTATTACTGTTTCAACATCCATTACAGGTGTTCTAAAAGGTAACGGCACTGCAATTTCCGCTGCTACTTCTGGTACTGACTACTTAGCCCCACCCTCGGGCACTGAGATTCTTAAAGCCAATTCGGGCGGTGCGCTGGCTAACGCGACTGCGGGCACTGACTATGTAGCTCCCGGCACGGCAACAACCTTTACAGCTACACAAACTTTCACAGGTAC